TCAGCCCGCGTGCCCCATGTTCTGCCCCACACTCTGCGATCCGGTCTGTTCGATGATCCAGGCGTCCAGCTGCGTGGACAGCCAGAGCGATCGAGAACACACCTTGTGAGGTTTCGGGAACTTGCCGGCCTGCATCTGCCGGTAAATCGTCGCGGGGCTCAACCCGACTTTGGCACGCACGTCTTTGATCGGTAGCAATCGCAGATCGGAAGTTTCAGTTTCTGCCATGAGCTCCAGTTTCCTTCAGGTAGTCATCCCACGCGCGCTGCACGCGTTGGAACTCGGTTGCATTGCCGCCGGCGCGGTCAGGGTGGTGTTGCGACCGCAGGCGGCGATAGCTGCCCTCGGGGTCTGCGGGGTCGAGCAATTCGCGCCATGACGGAGCCGCCGGCGCAGGCAGGGCGGTGAAGCCAGCGAAAGCACGCTCCAGAATCGCGGCGCCGCCATGGCGCTCAATCGCGCGCATGGCATCAAGCGTGGCAGCCACCGCGGCCAGGTTGTCGGCCACGCGGTCGTAGCGGTCGATTGCCATGCACTTGGGCGGCTGCGTCCTGTCGTAGCGGTCCAGCCAGTACACCGCCACGCCCGGGTCGGTCGGCTCGCGCTGGTTTGATCGCGGCCGGCCATCGAGCCGCAGCTCGAGGTTGGTACTGATCACCAGGTCTTCGTCATTGATGCCCATGCGTTGCAGCTCGACGCGCACGCGCTTGGCCGCTTCTGCGATCGTCAGCTTGCGGCCGTTCTCCCAACTGCCGTCATAGCGCTTTTTGGTGGTCGTGCCGAATCGCGCGGCATTTCGGAACGCTGGCGCTGTGCGCGCCCAGCCAACGGGCCAGCTTAGCGGAGAGGCCGAGATCGTCACGGCTGCACCTCGCCGGCCGGCTTGGCCTGCTGTCCAGCAATCGACAGGGCTTTCGGCCAGACTTGACGCCCGTCCGCCGCGTGCTCAACACGCAACGTACCGGGATTGCATTCGGCATTCGCAATAGCTTCCGCGTCATTGGCTAAATTTAAGGGGTAGAAACCTTCCTCTCTCCTGAATACATAAACACTCACGCATCACCATCCTTCGCCGCTGGCAGGTTGGCCTGCTGGTCGATGAGGTTGCTCACCGCCCACTCGCGCATGCGAAACCATCGCGATTCCGGTGTTTCATCGCTCCACCATGCCTCGTCGTTCATATAGACCACCTCCTTCGCAAGAGGCTCGGCGATGTCGAGACTCACCGCTGCTCGCTCCGCCTCAAAATCGTAATCGGTGCCGCCGCTGGGTCCTTGATCCAAGTCCGTCCCGCGCAAGTGCGCCACCGCGCCCAAGGCACAGAAACATCCATCCCTCTCTACCGTGTGAGCGATCAGCTTCTTCTCCGGCAGCGCGTCCAGCGCGGAGATCAAGTCGCGCAGAAGCGCCTGCCCCCGCTTCCCACGAATCGCCGATGCGACTCTGCCGCGCCAGCGCCCAAACGCCAGGATGTCGTCGTTATCGTCGATGTATCCGGACCGGCTCACGCATCACCATCCTTCGCCGCTGCCGGCTTGGGGTGGGTTGCCTTGAGTCCAGCCCGAGCGATTGGATCGATGCAATACAGCTGGAGTAGTTCATCGACAACCGAAGTGTCGCCGGCGTACCAGCGCTTACCCAGTTGCTCCAGATGCCCCGCCAACTGCCGCTGCATTTCGGCCAGAGCCGGATCTCGCCCCCCCCTTGTCAGAGCGCCGCGCGTCTGTCGGATCAGCCCCGAGTAGTCCACTCGCATGCCGCTGTGATCAGATGCCAGCAGCACATCCACCGGCACAGCAGCAGGCGCGGGCGGGGCGGTGTAGAGCTTCGTGCCAAGTGCGATTGTGTTGGGCGAATGCCACATCACCGCGATGCGGTCCCAGGCGTCGCGCCCTATGACTGTTGCCACCGGCGGGCGGGCGGCGATGTCCGCACCCATCAGGCGACCGATCTGTGCAGCGGCAGATTCGTGTGTTTCGGCGCCCAGCATGTTCAACAGCTGGGCATGCATCTGCTCGGCTGCGCTGGCATCCGGTCGCAGCGCCATAGGGCGGACGAACCACGCATAGGGGCCATCTTCGGTGTCGCCTTTCCATGCAAGCCGCCAGTCGCCCGCCGGAGCCTCCGGATTCCACGCGCGCATTTCCTGCCAGTACAGCTCGCAGCCGTCCTCCATAGCCTCTTCGGTGAACTCGCCGGCAACGATCTGGAAGTCAAACCCCTGGGCACGCACCAGCTTATCCAGCGCGTCCTCCCGATCGTCGGGCCAGCTCGGCAGATCCGGGTGATAGAGGTCGCCATCGCCGTTGGCAATCAGGCGCTCCGCGCTGTAAAGCCCACGCCACGGGTCAGTGACCTCGATAAGCACAGCACCGCTGCCCGCCACATTGCCCAGCAACTGTTCGGAATTTCCGAATTGTTCGTTCATCGGTCAGCCCTCCACCTTCGACAGGCGCAGCGCCTGCTCGAGCACCAGGAACAGGCGGCGGAACTCTGCCGACTGCAGCGCGAAGCGCGCATCCAACTCGGCGCGCGCGCCATCGCCCTCCGCGGTCTCCAGTTGATCCATGGCGCCGTCCAGCAGCTTGAACTTGCGCACCACCAGATCCTCGCCCAGGACGAACGACTGGTTGTCGTCCAGCACCAGCGCCAGCTTGGTGACCTGCTTGCCGGCTTCCAGGTGCTTCTCGATCTCGTCGCCGCGCAGCTCCTGGTGCTGGCACTTCACGATGGCGCCGCCCTCGATCGGGTCGCGCAGCTCGGCCTCTTCGCCGATGCTCAGCGATTCCGGCAGCGGCTCGCCAGCAATCCAGCCGGTGAGCACGGCGCGCGGCGCCACCTCGGCATTGAGGGGCAGGGCCGGGAAACTGCCGAGCATGCCGCGGATTTCCGACACCACGCTTTCGCCGACCTTGCGGCTGGATGTGTCGACGATGGCCAGGCCGTTCGTCAGGTCGAGGATCACATCGGTGCGCGAGTTGCGCACGAAGGCCTTGGGCAGAAGCTCATGGATGATGTCGTCCTTCAGGCGCTTGCGCGCTTTGCCGCCCGGGCGCCGGCCTTCCTTCTTCTCGATGTCGGCGCACCTCTGCTCGAGCGCGTCGTTGATGACGGCGCCGGGCAGCATCTTGTCCTGGCCGCCAACGGCCAGCCAGAGGAAGTCGCCGATCCGGTGTGACAGCTGCTCGGTCTCCTCGCGGCCGAACGGCGACACGAAGCCGCGGGAAGCCATCTCCAGCGGGCCGACAGGCTTCAAGGCGCATTGCGGCAGCAGCTCCTCGACGGCGGAGAGGTCGAGGGAGGCGGGAAAGCGGAACATGGTGAGGTTGCGAAAGAACATGGTTGGTCCTTGAAGTCAGAATTAGGGGAGGCGCTTGAAGCTGATGACCCACACCCAGGGGTTGGCGTCCCAGTCGCCGCCGGTGCTGTCCCACAGCGCTGCGAAGGCGATGCGTTCATCGCCTGTGTTGAGGCAACGGATCGGCGTGTCCTGCTCGCCGGCCCACTCCATGGCGCCCTCAGCCAGTGCATCGACCTCGCTGATTGCCTGCAGCCGCTCGACGCGAACATCGGTGATCTCCAGCACCAGGCGGCAGGCCGAGCGCGGCATATGGATGTTTGAGCAGGTGTCGCGGCTGTACCACCAAAGCTGCCAAGCGCCGTCATAGCCGTTGCCTGTTCCGACCGGATAACAGACCGGCTGCCGATCAGCGCTGTAGCGCGCGAGCTCTGCAGAATCGCTGGTGGTGCGGTCTACGTGGGTCGTCTCGCGCACCCACAGCCGGTCGCCGATCTTCCCGAACGGGCATTCGGCCCAGTAGTCGTCGCCGGCTAGGGGGTGCTTGGCTGGAAGAATTGGCCAGCGCCGCAGTGGCTTTAGCGCTTGGCCTGCGGTTTGCTCCTCTGACCAGTAGAAGAGACCCGAAGGCCGATAGCCGCCGGCCGTCGTTAACGAGTGGCCTTCCGCTGCAAACGTAGCCCACTCGGGCGGCAGCTCGCCCCCGACTTTGACCACGCGCCGCGTCTGAGTCTTCGCGCCGGACAGGATGGCGCGCACCATGGCGCCGTTGAACAGGATGGGGCGCTCACGCATGGCACGCCTCCACTTCGGCCGTCAGCTCAGCGATGAAGGCCGGCCACAGCTGCTTCCAGAAGCCGATCGCCTGCGGGTTGTCGACCTTGCCGACTTGCGACCCGCCGCCATGCACCAGCATGTCGTAGAGCCAGGCCTCGCGCTCGACCAGCATGCCGAGCTGCGACTCGTTGTCGATGCCATCGACAAAGGCGTCGTAGCGCTCCCGCGCGTCATCGTGAGATAGCTCGCGTTGGCGGCGATCGTCCAAAATCTGCCGGCGGATGTCGGTGACGGCCTTGTCGCCGCAGAATATCTGGCTGTGCTGGCACCACAGTTTGTTGATGGCGTAGTCGCGGCCAATCTTCGCCAGGAACCATGCGGCCGGGCCGCCCATGCTGGTCCAGGTGTGGCCCACGGTGCCGAATGTGGTGTGGCAGGCCAGCACGCACCAGTGGCGCGTGCCGCCGCGTCCGTCTGGCTCGCTCCCCTCGGTCAGGTAGAACCGGCCGTGTTCGCCGTTGGCGGCGATGCTGAAACAGGTGGCTGTCTCACGCATGGTGCTGCTCCTTGTCGATCGCCGCGAAGTGCTGCGGCAGTTGTGTGAGGTCTGGGCGCTGGCCGTTGCGCCAGGCGGTCTGGTAGTGGCGGCCGAACTGCTCGCGGAGCTGGTCGATTTCGCGGGCTTCCGTCGACTGCGTTTCGCGGCGCAGCTGCCGGGCGTTCTCGTAGCGGTGGAGGCGCGCGGCGGCGGAGATGTCCGGCGCCATGCCGGCGAGGTCGTGCTGCACGATGGCGTCGAGGCCGCGGCCGAGGAGGGAGATGGTCATGCGACATCTCCCAGCGGCAGGCCTGCGCTAATGCCGCGCAGGCGCTCCTGTGCGATGTCGGCGTAGGCCGGGTTGAGCTCGACTCCCAACCATTGCCGGCCCAGCCGCTCAGCGACCACTGCGGTCGTGCCGGCGCCCATGAACGGATCGAGCACTACGCCGCCTGCGGGCGCGCCGGCCAGAACGCACGGCTCGATCAGCTGCTCCGGAAAGGTGGCGAAGTGCGCTTCGCGGAATGGCTTGGTGGCCACCGTCCACACGCTGCGCTTGTTCCGCGTCTCGGTGTCGAATGTGGCCTCCGCGCGGTCCGCACGATGTTGGGCGGCTTGCTGGCCCGGCAGCACGTGCTCGGCAACGGCGCCGGCACGGGCGATGGTGTCGCGCCGACTGCGCCCGCCGACTGCCTTCATGGTGCCATTGGACTTGCCTGGTACACGGTCGCTGCCAGCCTGCTGGTCCAGGTCCTGCGCCCAGCGGGCCACGCTGCTGGCGGCGGCCTGTTCGCGGATCGCGCCCTGGTCGAAGTAGTAGCGCGGCGACTTGCTCAGCAGGAACAGGTATTCGTGCGCCTTCGTGCAGCGGTCGCCGACGCTCTCCGGCATCGGGTTGGGCTTTGCCCAGATGATGTCCTGCCGCAGATACCAGCCTGCTTCCTGCAGCGCAAATGCAACGCGCCATGGCATGCCCATCAAATCCTTGTGTTTCAGATCCGAGACCGCGCATGTGTGAGAACGCTTTGCATCCTTGGCTGCATTTTGGTTGTGGCGCGAACCCTGCAGAGTAGATCCCGTGTCCGGCCCGCTCCTGCTTCCGGAGTAGCTGTCCCCCAGGTTGAGCCACAGCGTGCCGTCATCGCGCAGCACGCGATGCACTTCGGCGAACACCGCGACCAGGCGCGCGACGTAGGCCGCCGGCGTTTCTTCCAGGCCGATCTGGCCGGCCATGCCGTAGTCGCGCAGGCCGTAGTAGGGCGGGCTGGTGATGCAGGTCTGCACCGAGGCGTCGGCCAGGGTGGGCAGGATGCTGAGGCAGTCGCCGACGTGGATCATCGGCGCATACTCGGCAGGGCAGATACTGCCAGCCGCGGAGAGCGACAATGCCTAACGACAAACCTGAAAACAGCCTCGTCATTAATGGTTTCGTGGTGCAGGCGACGACGATGCAGGTGCCCGGTCCGCCCGGTAAATTTGAGGCTGTGCTGGTGGTGCGCGATCAGGATGGCAACCAAACGGACAGACAGCCGATCTACAACATCAGCAATCCATTCCAGGACGAAGCCGAAGCGCTTGAGGCTGCTAACGACTTTCTCCAGCGAATTGATGTCAACGCTGAGGGAAAAGTTCGCACTTGAGATAGCTACGCCTATGCGCCTCATTTCGTGATCAACCTGGTGGTGTAGGGGACGATGGTTTCTGCGCGTCGCGCGACGGCGCGCTCCTGCCTGGCGGTGCCTTGCCAGATGCGCCACGGGTGGGCGCCGGGCTGCTTGGCGCGCTCGATCGCCGCGCGCTGTGCCGGGGTCTGCGTGGTGCTCATGCGTGCGCACGCTGTGCGTAGGGCGCCAGCGGCGGCGCGATCGGCGGGAGGTTGCGGGGAAGGTCTTCAGCCGGCAGCACCGGTGCGACGGCATCGGCGATCGCTTCATACCAGCACTTCAATTCGCGCCAGCTTTCTTCCGGCAGATCGATGAAGGCACCACGCACGTAGATGTAGTAGCCCTTGGCGACTTCTGGTTCGGGCGCTACGAAGTCGATGCCGTGGGTGCGGCCGATGACGATCGACACGGATGGCACGCCGCGCACGAGCGACTGCAGAAGCCAGCTGTTGCTGTTGCCGTCCCAGCGCAGGTCCACGTCGTAGTGGAAGCCCTTCACCGTGTGGCGGTAGGACTGGCGGCTCATGCGGCACCGCCTGCGCGTGCCAGCGCATCGCACCGGGGACAGACGATTGCCGGCAGGGGCTGGCCTGAGCTGAGGCGCGTCGACGCGCTGCAATGGCAGGGCGTCGCACGAACAAAATCGATCAGCTCGGCCACCGCGTCCCGAGTGGATGCAAGATCCTGCAGCAGCCTCCGGGCATGCGGGTCGCCCGCCAGGCCGGCCACCGTCCTTGCCTGACCGGTCGCGCGATCCAGCACGTCCATTACGTCGACAGGCGCGCTCACGGCTGCACCTCGACGAAGGCCAGGCCATGCATAACGCACTGGGCGGCCGGCGCGGTGCTGGCGAGCGCCGGCGAGGCGTCGGCCGGGAAAATAGCGTTGGCGCGTGCGCACGAGTCGGGCAGGGCGTAGTCGCCGGAATCGACCGCGTCCACGGCGTCGAGCGCGTTCTGCCAGCGGCGGGTGCTGAACTCGTCGCGGGTCAGGACAGCGGCGACGCCCTGGGCGCAGTCCGGTACGCGGCCGGCGGTGGCGAAGCCGTTGAGCGCGGCGCGGGCGATGCCGGCGCGCAGGCTCCAGTCGTCGGCGGTGGCCAGCTCATAGACCACCAGCGCGGCGCAGAAGCGCGGCGAGGTGATCGACAGCTGTTCGGGGATGGCCTCACCGGTGTCGGTGGTGGGCTCTGCGGTGGGCTGGCCGGTGACGGCGCAGCCTGCGGCCAGTGCGGCGGCGAGTGCCAGGCATGTGAGGCGAATAAGGGCACTCATACCGACGGCACCAGATCAGCATTCGCCTTCAGCAGTTCCGATTCCTCAACGGCGACGCGCTCGTCGAACCATTGAAAAATGACCGTCACCGAGTCGCGGGCATGCTCGCCGAGCACCTTGCTCGTGCAACGACGCTGCCATTGCTGGCCGTCGCCCTTGATGAGGGCCAGGGTCGAATCCGCCTTCCAGTCGTGCTGGGTGGCCGGAAGCGGGAGTCGGTCGAACTCTTCCCGCGTCGCTGGGGACGCGTACACCAGCGTGGGGATGGGCGCCGCGCAAAAGGTGGTGGACATCTGAGTCTCCGTGCCCCGCGGCGGAATGCCGTGCTACTGGGGCGACGAAGCAAGTAAACAATAATTTACTTTGAGAAGTCAACGATAATTTACTTTCAGGCAATAGAAATGCTGAACGGAACAAAATCCGTTCAGCAACTGGGTCGCTGGGTCTCAGTCCTTCCGGCGGGCTTCCTTGATCGCCTCCCACGCACTTACAGGCCGCTCGTCCGCAACAACGCGGTAAAAGCCTTCTTGATCAGGTGAAGCGAGTAGTTGCTCCAGCAGGTCATTCGTCCTGCGCTGCTCTTCGAGGGCCTGTGTTAGTAGGCGCTTGATACCGAAAACAGCGAAAGGAAGCAGCACCCAGAGAACTGACAAGATGATAAGGATGACTGCAGCGGCTATGGTGGTCGTGTCAGAGATCACATCCAATCCTCAGTAGGTCGTCGGCTCAACCATCGGCTCGCCTGATGCGCCGATGCCGAAACGATACTTTCGGGCCACGCCTTGCTTGATTACGAGCCCTGTTTCTCGGCGCACGCGATCCGACGCTGCACCACACAGGCCAGCGCCAACCGGCTTTGCTCCGAGGATGACCTCACCAGGCGGCAGGTTGAACGTGACTCGCTCCCCAGGCTTCAACCGAGCTGCATCCTTCCCATCGATCAGCACGCCTACGTCGCACGCACTTCCTTGGAACCCAGCATCCCTTGTCACAACCAGGGTTCCGCCATCCGGCAGTGCAGTTTGATAGAGGAAAGCTCGATCAGCCGGCACCGGAATGGCTGATGTATCGGAAACGGGCTTGGTGGCACAGGCGGTCAGCGCTATTACCGCCGCGAATATGGGAATTTTCTTCATGGCAAGTCCTTGTGTTATCCGAAACGGGTTCGGAGCAGGCCGGCATCTTCAAATGAAACGCCATCGCGCATGCAGTCCTGCGCGCGCTCCATATCCTTGTGGAGTTGGATGAGCTCGTCGTCGGGCAGGGCCTCAATGCTTGTGTGCCCAAAGCACGCCTGGTCGATGAGCTCCTGCATCGGCAAACCCCAGCGTCGGCGGTAGTGGCGGATCATCTTGCAGTGGGACTCTCGGATGATGACATCCATACCCTTGGCGCTCTCAGCCAAGATGGCGTCCGGGCATTTTGCCTGCGACCGACCACTTACCACGGAGAGGGTGGGCCGTTTCGGTTGTTCGGCACGCAGCTCGCGCGCCCTATCAGCCAACCGCTGCGCTAGCTCCTCTAACCGCCTGTTGTTGCTCATCCTTTGACCCCCTTATTCGCTTCGCCAAGACTTTGGTCAGGTCAAGCACGTTATCCGGCTGCACAGGCTTGCCGAACTCATCCGCGACAAGATAGGCAGTTTCCAGCATCACGGGATCGTGTACCCATTCAAGCGGATCGCCGACCACCTCCAGATAGTGCATGAGCACCGTGACCGCGTCCGCAATCTTGTCGAAGTCCGGTCGCGCAACCTGAGACGAGGTCGCTTGGCGCGACCCCTTGCCGGTAATCAGCCACTCGACGCTGACGCCGAAATGCTTGGCCCAAGTGACGATCGCGATGCCGCCCGGCTCCTTGGTCACCCCTTTCTCTATCTGCGACATCGACTGCTTGGTGGTGCCCGCGATCGCGCCAGCCTGCTCAAGAGTCAGGCCAGCAGCGGTGCGGAGTTCACGGAGTCGTTCGCCGATATGCATGTCAACGATTGTTGACTCAGTGCGGTAAATAGTGGTTGACGCACGAAGTAAACAATGATTTACTTTTGGCATGGACAAAGGCCTGACAAAACGAAAGGTGCGAGAAGCTCTTGGCTTCACGCGTGACCGCGAACTCGCAGAGTTCTTCAAGACGTCCAAGCAGGCCGTGAGCCGCTGGCCGGAAGACGAGGAGCTACCCGAGGGGAGGCAGTGGCAGGCGCGCGCGCTGCGTCCGGATGCCTTCATGCCAAGGGCTCCTTCGGATTGCGACGCAGACCGAATCGTCCCCGTTGAGGTGGCCTGAGATGGCGCTGGCCCTCGTCGCCGTCGCGCCGTCCTGATCGAAGCCGGCTGAGGCCGGCGCAGTTCCCGTGCAGTTGTTCTCCATGGCCGTGATGTTGCCGGCCGCCGTCACTCGAAACCACGTTCAGGCAGAAACCCGATGAACATCACCGACGCCGCATACCACACCGTCCACTCCTATCCGGGCGGCAGCGTTGCGCTCGCCACGCGCTTGATCACCACGAAGGACGACGGCCGCGAGCGCGCCATGTCCGACGCGGTGCTGCGCAGCAAGGTCAACCCGAACACCAGCACGCACCACCTGACGCTGGCCGAGGCGAGCCAGATCATGGGCGTCACCGGCGATGACCGGATCCTGCACGCGCTGGCTGCGGAGCACGGCTACACGCTGCAGCGCACCGAGACGCCCACCGGCGGCAACATGCTGTCGGCCCTGCTGTTGGCTTCGTCCGCGAAGGGCAAGCTGGCCCAGATCATCGGCGAGTCGATCGCCGACGGCCGCATCACCGCAAACGAGGCGGCAGAGATTGCAGCTGCGTGCGGCGATGCCCAGGCGATGCTGGCTGAGGTCGCACAGCATGCCCGCGCGGCTGCCGCAGTGGGAGCGCACTGATGTCCCGGTCATCCAACCAAGCGAGCGTGCTGACGTCGCAGGAAACGCCCGTGGAGCTGCGGGATATTCAGCTGGCGAAGGCGCGGCATGCGCGCTTCACGGCCAAGAGCTTGCGTCTTCTGCGCGAATGCGTGAACGCGACACGCGCTTCGACCAGGAACCTTTACCAGCGCGACCAGCAAGCCGCGCGTATCAAAGATCTAGACGAACAGATCGCCTATTGGAACTCGATCGCCGAGAAGGCGTATCAGGAAGCGGCGCAGGGCGGTGAGCAGTGAGCATGGCTGCCCAGATGCGTTTGCTCCGCGATGAGCGCTGCAGCCCTGCCGAGATCGCGGCCGCGCTCGACCTACCCGTGAAGCGGGTGCAGAACTTCCTGTGGGCCGACTCCCAGCCGAAGTTCCACATTCGCCGTAAGCGGAACGGGACGATTGCACGCGAGTTTCGCAGCTGGCGCGGCCAGTCGCTCGGCGGCGTGGTGATCAGCCTATGAGCGCCAAGGTGACCGGCATGGTCTTCGAACGCTATCCGACTGGCGGCGGCGAGATGCTGCTCGCACTTGCCCTGGCAGACCATGCGCACGACGACGGCACGCACATCTATCCATCGATCGCACTTCTTGCAGCGAAGACGCGGCAGTCAGAGCGCTCCGTGCAGTACCAGCTGCGCCGCATGGAGGCTTCGGGTTGGCTGATCCTCATAAATGACGGGCTGGGCGGGCGAAGCAACGGGTTCAAAGAAGGCGGCAAGACGCGTCAGTACCGCATCAACCCCGAATGGATGAAGGGTGCAGATATTGCACCCTTCGACGCAGGGCAATGTTCCACGGGAAAGGGTGCAAATTCTGCACCCTTGAAGGGTGCAAACCACGGTGATAAAGGGTGCAAGCCGACGTCGGAAAGGGTGCAAAACAGCGCTGAAAAGGGTGCAAAGCTTTTGCACCCGAACCAAGAGCAACCAAAAGCAACCAAGAGCAATAACCACACACCACACATCGTCGAAGGCGTCGTTGGCGCTGCGCAGGGTGTGTGTGGAACCCAGGCAGGTTCCATCGCAGCAGCGTTGAACCGAGCAGCCCTGTCGCTCAACCGGCCAGGCCTGCGCACCACCAGCCAGCACCCCGACCTGATCGCCGCAGCGGCTGAAGGCGTCACCGCCCAGCACCTGCTCGAGCTGTCCGACGTCTACCCGGACAAGCCTGCCGGCTACCTGATCACCGCGGCCCGCCGTCAGCGCGCCACCGCCGCCAACACCATCACCTCCGGAGCACCCGCCCATGCAATCCCTCGCGAAAGCGCTGCCGAGCGCACCCAACGCTTTGCCCGTGAAGCCATCCAACGCGAAGCCGCCGGCCACGCCGGCGCCGGTCTCGATCACGGCGATCGCCACGGTGTGGACGCGCATGGCTGAGATCTACGGCACCCGCTGGACCAGCGGCTTCGGCGCGGACCCGTCCACCGGCGCGGGCAGCACCTGGGCGAAGGGCCTGGCCGGCATCACGGCGCAGCAGCTTGGCGCCGGCCTGACGGCATGCATCGCCGCAGCGGATCCGTGGCCGCCGACGCTGCCCGAGTTCCGCGCGCGCTGCCTGGGCGTGCCGAGCCTGGCGCAGGTGTCCAACGAGCTGCGCAACGGCGGCGACCGCAGCGGCTTTACGGTGCTGGTGGGCTTCAAGCTGGACGGCTACCGGTACCGCGGTGCAAGCGCGAGCGATGCTGACCGCATGGTGCGTGAGGCTTACGAGCTCGCGCGCGAGCACGTCATGCGCGGCGGCGATGTGCCGGAGCCGGCCGCCACGGCGCTACCGCCGCCGGCGAAGGTGCCGGAAGTGGTGGACCGCGACGCGGCACGTGCGGCGTTGGAGCGTGCTGCCGCAGAACTTGGCGACCCAATGGCGGTGCAGGCGTGAAGGCCTATCCCGCACGCGTTCGCGAATGGCTGAAGGCCAATCCAGGTTGGCACAGCCCGAAGGCCATCATCGACGCGCTTGGTGTGCCGGCTGGACAAACCGCCCGCCGGCCTTACTACAGCGCGCTGAAGAACATGACCGACTCGGGCAACGTCAATCGCCAGGGCAGTGGCCGGAGCACCGCCTACGAATTCGTGTGCGATCCGCCGCTGCGCGAGCTCAACACCACGCCGGAGTATCTGGCTGTGTGCCGCGAGAAGAAGCGCAAGTACATGGCCGCACGCAACTTGGCCAAAGGCGTGCGCACGCTGGCACAGCGCCGCATCGACGATGCGCTGCGCCGAGCCGCACGCCTGGAGCGGCTTGAACAGGAGAAGCAGGAGCGCGCGGCAGCCCGCCTGGTACGCAAGGCCGTGAACGAAGATCGCCGTCGTGCGCAGGCCACCCGGGTCGAGCGTAAGGCCAAGAACACCGCGCGCGCGGTGATTGCCGTTCGCCGCACGCCTGCCGCTTCAACAGCCAAGCCAGCGCCACCACCGGCGCAGAGCGTCGAAGAGTTCATCCGTGCCGGCGGGCAGGTCATGCGCCTGCCAGGTATCGAGCAATACATACCCGACCGGAGCCGTGCATGAGTTACGTCATTGGGATCGATCCGGGCTGTTCGGGTGCCGTCGTGGTGCTCCAGAGCGCAGCCCATCCGTCCCCAATCGAGTGGATCCGCATGCCGACGCTGAAAGTCGGCCAGTCAACTCGCGTCGATGCAGCAGCGGTGGCCCGCTTCCTTCAGGGCTTCGACGCAGGGCACGTGTTTATCGAGCAGGTGCATGCGATGCCCGCGCAGGGCGTATCCAGCGTTTACACCTTCGGGCATGCCGCAGGCGTTGTCGAAGGCGTGGCCGCAGCGCTGATGCTGCCGATCACCCTCGTCACCCCTCAAGCATGGAAGAAGCGAGCAGGTCTGATCGGCTCGGAGAAGGACGCAGCCCGGAGCCGCGCCATCCAGCTGTGGCCGCGATGGGCCGACCTGGGAAAGAAGGGCGCCGGTCAGGCGTTCGCCGATGCCGCGCTGATCGCTCGTTACGGGAGCCAACCATGAGCGAGCTCACCCTTGCGGGCGCCACGCCGGCCGCCCATTCCACCGTTACGCATTACTGAGGCCCTATGAGCGAAGACCTGATTTCCGACAAGCCCGCGCCGCAGCCGCGCCGCATGAAACAGCCGACAAAGGACGTGCTGCGCGCCACCCTGGGCCACCACCGGCGCGAGCTGGCCGAAATGCGCGCCGAGCATGCTCAGTTTCGCGCGAGCTGGTGCTGGCCGCTCTACGTCTGGACGCAGCGCGTGCGTACCGCGTTCGGTCGTGCCGGGAACAGGGCATGACTGCATTGGTCAAGCGCTCGGCCTGGGCGCGCAGCCAGGCCGAGCAATTCCGGGCGCGGCTCGATCACATCCACAGTAAGCCCGCGATCGGCCAGCGCGAGCGCAAGAGCAAGCACGCCGCGCTGGAGGCCAACGAGCAGCAGGCCCGCAAGTTCGAGCGCATCGCGGCAGCAGCAGAGAAGAGGGGGAATTGATGGACACAAACACGAACGCAGCCGACCCGCGCGCCGCGCGCCACGAGTTCCAGTCGCTGGACGACGCCACGCACTGGCTGCTGCTGCAGGGCGCCCGATGGGCGAACGTGCACGTCGACGGGCACGTGTGGTGCCTGGGCCGGGATGGCAGTGCAGAGCCGGTGCAGGGGAGGGGCTGACCATGGCCGAATTCGACAGCTTCACCGAGGCGACGCGCTCCGACTTGGAATGGTGGGGCTTCGAGTTCGCGCTGCACCGGGACTTCGACTACCTGGGCCTGGCCAGCAAGAACATGCTGCAGGTGCTGATCGAGCACCGCGGTGAGATGCCGCCGCCGAACGTCGGGTTCAAGCCGCTGGAGGTGGACGCCCGGGCCCAGCGCGTGGAGGACGTGATCGGCGGCATCGCCCGGCAGGACGTGGTCATGGCCTGCGTGCTGCGCGGCTACTACTGCGGCCAGGGGCGCAAGAACATCGAGCGCTGGGAGACAGCGAACAACCTGGTGGCCAACGCGGGGCATGCGCCGCTACGCCTCGGCGCCTACCTGACCCTGCGCTCCGCCGGCTTCGAGCTGGTCGGCCGCCGGCTGCGCCCGCAGATGGTCCGCCCGATGCTGCAGGTGGTCGCGTGATGCGGCACAGCACCGGCACGCCGACAGCCGAGGAGGTGGTGCGGTTCGAGCTGGCGAAGGAGGGGCCGTGCATGGCATGCGTGGTGCGCATGGCAGCCGGCCTGCTGCCGCGCCAGATGGTGGTGGTGGGCTGCGACTACAACCACAGCAAGAGCGGCAACCGCCGGCGCGGCCACCTGTTCGGCTACGCCCTGTGCGTCTGGCACCACCGTGGGCACCCAATGGAGAACTGGACCACCGGCGTCACCCGCGAGCGCTACGGCCCATCGCTGATGGACGGGAGCGCGTTGTTTCACGAGACCTACGGCAGCGACGACGAGCTGATCGCGCTGCAGACCGACTGGATTGAACGACAACTGGTGATGGCATGAACGAAATCGAGAGTGGGGCGCGGGAGTTGTTGGCACATGAGTTCGATTCGAGAGGCCTAGTCGCCTGTGCGCGGGCGGTGAGATCCGGCGAATTTGACCATTGGGAATCTATGGCGGCCATCAGCACCGTGCTGTCGGCCGCACCGCTGGGTTTACCGCACGGATTGGTACAGGCCGCTCGAGACGCGCTTCCCTTCGTCGCATATGCCTATTCGAAAGGCGTGGCCGGCGCGGAGGAGGCTGGGCGAGCTATTGAAACAGCCTTGGCCGACATGCCAAAGGAGCAGGGCGAAGGCGCTTACCACCATGCTCTGCAGCGGATCGGCGGCGCGATCGGCCTGCCGGCCGGCAGCGACCTGACGACCCAGTGCATCCCGGCGATTGAGGCAATGCGCCGCGACGCTGATCGGTGGCAGTTCGTGCGCGCTGGTTCGCCGTCGACGATCAGACTGGATGGGAGAATGCAGCCGCATGGAATCACGGGGCTGGTGCCGCATTACTTCCACGGGAGGGACGAGCAAGAACTGGATGCCTTAATCGACAAAGCGATGCTTGCCGCCAAGCCCGAGCTCACTGCATGAAGCGCGCGCTGAAACGGTGGTGGGTGTACCTGGCGGCGGTGCCGCTGGCTGACGGCAAGAGCGCCTTTCGGCTCGGCCGCTCTGTGGATCTGGCCGCAACGCTGAAGCAGGTGCAGGAGGCGAGCCCGGTGCGCATCGCGAAGGTGTGGACCATGCCTACCTGCAGCGAGCGCGCGGCGCATGCCGCAGTCGCTGGGATGGCGTCGGATCTCGGTGATTACTGGCAGCACGGCTCATGGCTGCACATGCGAACTGAGCAAGAGGCCGACAAGGCAGCGATGCGCCGCGCGATGGAGGCGGCGGGAGCGCATGCGGACTGGCCGGATGGTGCCGGTGGCAAGCATTGGCGCGAGCACCGGATGGAAGGATGAAAAAAGATGCTTGACACCCAGGGGTAAATAAGTAAATTGAGCGCATTGGTGACAGAAGCCTCCGAAGCGAAAGCTCTCGGGGGCTTCGTCGTTTCAGGGTTCGAGTCGGTAGTCACAGTGGGTGCGCATCCAGGCAACCGGCCAGCCGTGAGGCTTCCCGCTGGAGTCGCATAGAAGGGGTGCTCCGTGACGGCGGCGCCTCAGCGACGCATCCACTGTGCCGTCTCAACAATCATGCAGGTCGGGTTGGCTGATGCCGGCCGCTGAAGGGTCGGGAACGGCCGCCTGCAATTCCAAACCCTGCCATTCGGCGGGGTTTTTACTTATGGGAACCTTCATGTCTGCCCTGGCCCACGCTGTCGCCCTCATCAAAAAATTTGAGGGGTGCCGGCTCACGGCTTATCCGGACCCGGCCACCGGCGGAGATCCGTGGACGATCGGCTGGGGCGCGACTGGGCCCGGCATCAAGCCTGGCGCGAGGTGGACACAAGCGCAGGCCGACGACCGGCTGGCGCTGGACGTAGGTCGGTTCATGGCCGGCGTTCGATCGGTGCTGAAGCGCCCAGCGGACGACAATGAGCTGGGCGCGATGACGTCGCTGGCATACAACATCGGCGTCACGGCCTTCAAGAACTCCACGCTGGTCCGCCTGTTCAACGCGGGCGACCGCGCCGGCGCGGCCAAGCAGTTCGACGTGTGGCGCAAGGCAAACGGAAAGGTCATGAACGGGCTGATCCGCCGCAGAGCTGCTGAGCGCAAGGTATTCGAAGGCCAATGACGGGCAAGAAGTCCCGCGACAACGCGGTGGCCAAGCTGCAGATGGCGCTGAGTACCATGAGCACGCCAGGCATGACGCCATCTAGCGCGCTCAACCTGGTGCGCGGCATGGTGCAGGACGCGCTCGACCTTATCCAGGAATCCGACCCGCTCAAGAAGCGCGTGGCCTTCATCGTGCTGGCGCTGCAGGAGTCCACCGAGGTTGGCGTGGTCGCCCTGCGCGGCAAGGAACACGAACGCATCCTGATCCGTGACCGGCCGCTCTACGAGTGGGCCATGAAGCAGGTGCACAAGCTGGCGCAGCCAGAGCGGGAGGCGGCGTGATCCTTCGCAAGGTCATCAAGAGCGTCGGCCTTGAGCCGGTGCCGGACCTGCACAACTGGCACAAGTGGTGGTCGGCCAAGCTGGACGCCGCCGCGCTGATGGTGGGCTCCGTGGCAGTCGCATACAGCCAGCTGCCGGACGACTGGCGCACCGCGCTACCGCCCTGGTCGCTGACGGCGCTCGCTGGCATCGGCCTGGTGATCAAGTCGGCGTCACTGATCCTGCGCGGTGCCAAGCAACCAGAACTGCAGCCAAAGCGGCCGGCGAATGAGTGACCGCTGGAACCGTGGATTACCGGAGCGACCTGAAATGCCGATCCAACTGAAGCTAGCAATCGCTGCCGGCCTGCTGGTGCTCGGCTTCTGGGCTGGCTGGGAATGGCGCGACCGATCGGCCGATGTGGCCGAGAGCGACCAAAGGTCAGGCGTTGCATTGGGCGCCCTGGCTGGTGAGCGGGCCGCGCGCACTACCGAACACAAGCAGGCCGAGACGCTGGCCGACATTGGAGCCAAGCATGAAGAAGACCGGCAGGCGGCCCAGGCCGTCCCTGATGCTGTTGTGGCTGACCTGCGCAGTGGTGTGCTCCAGCTGCGCAACGACCTCGCCACCTGCAGCACTGACCTTCTGTCCCGCTCCGTTACCGGCGCCATCGAACGTGATGCGCACGCCCAACTACGAAGCGAGGTTGCGGGCGCTGCTGTTCAAATCGTCCGAGACGCCGACGACCACATCGGCGCCTGTCAAGCCGTAGTACTGGCCGACCGCATCAAGGTGGCGCGATGAGCGAGCAGATGACAGTCACCCGACTGGGTGGTCTACCTGACGGTAAGGTGGTCTTCGAGATCGACCAGCATCTATCGCTCCAGCAGTACGAGGATCTGCGGGACAGCCTGCAGCGCGGCTTGGATAGCCCGGCCACAGCTGTCGTGCTGCCGCCTGGTGTGCGCATGGTCACCAATCCAGCACAACTGGATCGAATCGAGCAGAAGCTGGACGCTTTGCTCAATGCATTGGCCGACGATGTGGAAGAGGATGAAGAACCCGCCCGCACGCTCGATGGCGAGCTGTATGGTGGTGAGCGTGACCAGTCGATGAGCCTGGACTGATGGACTTGCCTTTAGCAATTATCATCGGAATGGGCGTTGCGATCCTTACTGCCTTCGTGATTCTGCTGGTGCGTATTGAGTGCCAATGGCAGAAGCTAGGGCCACGGTATAGGGGTCACGTTGCTCCGCCACCGCCGAGAAGGAAAGGGAGCAACCCTGATATCTCCGAGGTCCGAGCAGCGCGCCCGCCACCGCCGCCCAACCCGCCGCCGCCCCGCCTTCAGAGGGGCGGCTGATGCCTGGCTTCCCGTCGCGGCACAAGCCGCTGCGGCAGATTGCACCAGTACACGTGGCGCAGGCGCAGCCTGAGAACTACGGCCAGGGCCGCGGTGGTCGGCCGTGGCGGCGCAAGCGCGACGCGATCATGAAGCGCGACAAGTACCTGTGCGTCCCATGCGGCGCTGCTGGCCGCCTCACGCCCGCCGAGGAGGTCGACCATGTCGTGCCCCAGGCAGAAGGCGGCACGGGCGAAGACGACAACCTGCAAGCCATCTGCGTCGAATGCCACATCGCCAAGACCAAGGCCGAGGCGGCGCGAGGCGCGAACCGTTCGCATCCGCGACGCGGCAGGCCGGCCGAGCCGCCCCAACCCCGGGGGGTGGGTCAAAACTTTGAAGGGTTGGGGCCGGACACCGGCCGCTCAGCCAAATTTTCGCACGGTCAAAATTAGGATTTGAAAAATGAGAGGACGGAAGCCGACAGCTCCGGCCCTCAAGGTGATCGCCGGGACGGCCCGGCCGGACCGCGAGGTGCCGGACGTTCCCGAGTTCGACCTGATCGATGATTTTCCCGACGCGCCTCAGCATTTGAACGCCGATGGCGCCGCCATGTGGCGTGATCTGGGACCGCAACTGGTCGCGGCGAAGGTGCTGCAGGTCGTCGACCTCTACGCACTCCAGCAGCTCTGCTACGCCTGGCAACGCATGGTGATGAAGCAGAAGGCGGGGATGGACATAACGGCCGCCGAGGACACCGCCTTCAAGGCGCTGATGTCCGAGTTCGGCATGACTCCCGCCAGCAGGCGCAAGGTGAGCTCGGGTGGCGACAGCAAGAAGCCCGGCAACAAGTTCGCCGCGCTTGCCGCGCCGAGCAAGTAAGCCGGCTGCCAAGAAGGCGCCAGCGAAGAAGCAGGGCAGGGCCGCGCCGCGCGCTCGCAAGCCGGATCCGTCCGACTATGTCGGCGTGGCCATTGCCTACGCGCAGGAAGCCATCGCCGACAAGAAGGGGTCGCGGTTCGGCAAGCTGATCCGGCAGGCCGCGCAGCGGTTCATTGAGGACTTGGCGCGCGCGAAGAAGCGCGCCGCACCCTTCCGGTTCTCGCCGGAGCATGCGTGCCATGCATGCGGGTTCATCGAGCTGCTGCCACACGTCGAAGGCAAGTGGGAAACGCCAGAGATTCGGATGCACCGGTCGCACGTGTTCTTCGTCGTGCAGCTGTTCGGTTTCCGGAAGCCTGACGGATCCAGGCGCTTCACCTCCGCGTTGTTCGCGGTGGCGCGCAAGAACGCGAAATCGACGCTGGCGTCGGCAATCCTGCTGTACTGCCAGTGTTGCGAGAACGAGGAGGGCGCGCAGGTCATCTCGGCGGCAACCACCTTCCCGCAGGCGTCGATCATCTTCAACGTCGCCAAGAGGATGGTGGAGAAGACGCCAGACCTGCGCGAGGCCTATGGGCTGGAGACCTGGGCGAAGTCGATCACGCGGATGGAGATCGGCGCGAGCTTCAAGCCAATCCACGCAAAGGCCAGCACGCAAGACGGCCTCAACCCGTCGCATGTCGGCCTGGATGAGATCCACGCCCACAAGACGCCGGACCTGCTCAACGTGCTGCAGTCGGCCGCGGGCGCGCGCCAGAACCCGCTCTGGCTGTTCACCACCACCGAGGGCTACACCAACCCCGGGCCCTGGGCGGAGATCAGGCAGTTCGTGAAGCAACTGCTGGGGGGCGTGTTCGGCCACGAGGCCGATCACTACCTTGCGCTGTTCTACGCGATCGACGAGGAGGACAAGGCAACCGGCCGCAAGGCCGACGACACGTTCGACGAATCGAAGTGGATCAAGGCGAATCCACTGATCGACTCGAACCCGCACCTGCTGGCCGCCATCCGTAAGGAAGCGGTCGAAGCCAAGCGGATGCCGTCGAAGCTGGCCGAGTTCGAAATCAAGAGAGTCAACCGCCCGGCGGCCTCGGCGAACAGCTGGGTGGCTTTGCCGAAGTGGAATGCATGCGCCGGCGAGGTGGATCTCGAAGCTCTTCGGGATGTGCCCTGTTGGGCCGGCCTGGATCTTGCCAGCACACGCGACCTAACCGCGCTTCGGTTGGTTTGGCGGATCGACGACAAGATCATTACGTGGGGCCGCCGGTGGGTTCCCGCGGACGCGGTGGCGCAGCGTACCGAGCGTGGAACGGTGCCATATGCAGGGTGGGTCGCTGCAGGCCTCATCGAGCAGACCGAAGGCGAGGTGACCGACTACGCGGTGATCGAACAGGCAGTTCTTGAGGTTGTCGAGCGCTTCAACATCCAGTCGATCGCGTTTGACAGATGGAACGCAACCGAGATGGTCAGCAGGTTGGTGAAGGCTGAGGTCCCGTTGGTGGAATTTATCCAGGGGACGAAGTCGTACCACCCGGCAATGCAGGAGCTTGAGCGCACTTACATTGCAGGAAAGCTTGTGCACGACGGTGATCCGGTGCTGACCTGGTGCGCATCGAACCTCGTCGCCCGTACCGATCAGAACATGAACAAGGCGCCGGATAAGAAGCGTTCGGCAGACAAGATTGACGACATGACCGCACTGCTGATGGCCGTGGGGATTTCCTTGAACGGAGAGGCAGGCGACGGTATGGATGATTGGCTGAGCAGCCCGGCAAAGGCGGCATGAGTATGAGGCCCAGGCAGAAACAGATTGGACGTGTGGCTGCGGCTGTGCGCGGTTGGCTCGGCATTTCGTTCGACCTCACGAACGAGGAAGCTTGGAGCAGCGTGGGCGGCGGCTACTCGGTGGCAGGGGTGAGCGTGAACTCTGGCACCGCTATGCAGGTCTCGGCTGTTTGGGCCTGCGTCCGCCTCATCTCAGAAACCATCGCGACCCTGCCGCTGTCACTGTACGAGAAGACCAGCGCCGGCAAGATGCAGGCGACGCGCCACCCACTGCACTTCGTGGTTCACGACCAGCCAAATATCGATTCCACGGCAGCTGTGTTCTGGGAAGCGTTTGTCGCCTCCATGCTGCTGCGCGGCGTGGGCCGAGCCGAAAAGCTGATGTCGGCCGGCCAGGTTATCGGTCTTTCGTTCCTCAATCCGGACCGTCTGAGCACAAGCAAGGACAGCAAGGGAAACAAGGAATACCGGTACACCGAAAGCGGCAGGCAGCGCGTGATTCCCCGATCTCGCATCTGGGAGGTCCCAGGCTTCACGCTCGACGGCGAGTGCGGGGTGTCCGTGATTCAGTACGGAGCCAAGGTGTTCGGAAACGCTATTGCGGCAGACCAGGCGGCCAGCAAGACGTTCACAAACGGCATGCTGCAAACTGTCTTCTACAAGGTCGCGGCCTTTCTCAACAAGACACAGCGCGACGAGTTCCGTCGCAATGTGATGGGGACTATCGAGCGCGGAGAGACTCCACTGCTGGAAGGCGGAACAGACGCTGGGACGATCGGCATCAACCCGTCGGACGCCCAGCTTCTGGAATCGCGTGGCTTTAGCGTCCAGGAGGTATGCCGCTGGTTCCGCGTTCCGCCGTGGATGGTTGGTCACACGGAAAAGTCGACCAGCTGGGGCTCGGGCATCGAGTCGCAGATGATCGGGTTTCTGACGTTCACCCTCGCACCCTGGCTGCGGCGAATCGAACAGGCGATCCGTAAGGACCTGTTGACGCCAGCCGAGGGCCAGCGCTACTACGCCAAGTTTTCGGTTGAAGGCTTGCTGCGCGCAGATAGCGCAGCCCGCGCAGCGTTCTATTCGGTGATGGTGAACAACGGGATTCTGACTCGCGACGAAGTGCGCGAGCTGGAAGACCGAGAGGCGATGGGCGGCAATGCCGCCGTGCTCACCGTTCAGTCGGCAATGGTGCCTCTTGATGCGCTAGGCACAACCGACACCCAAGCAACACAGGCCCGCAGCGCGATGCGCGCTTTGCTAGGTCTGGACGATCAACCGCCCTCGCAGGGCTGAGGAAAAACATGACCATTCGAGCATTGCCGGGCGTCCCGCAGGGGCGGCCGCAGGTTGACGTGCGCAGCTATGTGTCGCCGATGGCGTTGAACCGTTGGGATTCAAGCCTGCGCGCAGCGGACGAGCAGGATGCCGACGATCGAACAATCGGCATCTATGACGTGATCGGGGAGGATTGGTGGACGGGGGGCGGGTTCACTGCCAAGCGCATGTCCGCGGCTCTCCGTTCTCTGGGCAAGGGCCCCGTCACCGTGGCGATCAATAGTCCCGGCGGAGACATGTTCGAGGGAATCGCGATGTATTCGATGCTCCGCGAGCATCCGGGCGAGGTGACCGTGAAGGTCATGGGCTTGGCTGCATCTGCAGCATCCATCGTCGCCATGGCCGGAGACGCAGTGCAGATCGCACGGCCTGCATTCTTGATGGTGCACAACTGCTGGTTGATGGCAGCGGGCAACCGGCACGATCTGCGGGACATCGCCGATCAGCTGGAACCTTTCGACGCGGCGATGGCCGACGTCTATTCAGCACGCACCGGCGACGACGCCAAAGCCATGGCCAAGCTCATGGACCGCGAGACCTGGATCGGCGGAAGCGCAGCAGTTGACCAGCGGTTCGCGGACTCGCTGCTCGAGTCGGAAGAGGTAAAGAAAAGCGACGGCAAGGGCAAAGCGGCTGCGGCTGTACGCCGGCTGGAATCTGCGCTGCGCTCTTCCGGTATGTCCAAGGCCGAGGCTATGTGCCTCATCAGCGAATTTAAATCCGGCGCGGGCGATCCCGCCGGCAGCGGTGAGGGCGATCCCACCGATTCAACCGCAGCAATTGTTACTGCACTCAAGTCGTTCAAACTCACCAAGGAGTAACCCATGAAGTTCACCCTCTGGACCGCCACACTGGTCCTGGCAGTTCTGTTCACGGCGGATGCAATCGCCGGCACTCACTTCCTCGCACTGGGACCGGATGGCCTTGCAATGGCATCCGTTGCAGCGGCACTGCCCGAGGCGATCAGTGCCGAATTGAAGAAGATCAGCGATCAGGTCAAGGCGCAGGCCGAGACGGCCGAAAAAGAAATCAAAGCGCATGCGCGACTCTCGGAAGAAACGCGGGCTAGCGTCGATAAGCTGCTGACCGAGCAGGGTGCCTTGCAGGCCCGATTGCAGTCGGCGGAGCAGCTGGTGGCGAAGATGGAGCTGGGCGGCTACGGCGGCGACATTCAGCCCAAGTCGATGGGCGACCAGGTTGTCGAGAACGAAGAGTTCAAGGCATGGGCCGCGCGGCCGAGTTCCAAATTCCATATGGACGTGAAGGCAGTTGTCACTAGCGACGGTGCGTCTGCTGGGGATCTTATCGTCCCGGATCGGCGCCCGGGCATCATCATGCCGGGCCAGCGTCGCCTGACCATCCGCGACCTCATGAATTCCGTGCCGACCGGATCCAATGCGATCGAGTACGTCCGCGAGTCCGGCTACACCAACAATGCAGCGCCGATCGCGGAAAACCCGGCTGGCATCAAGGCCGAGTCCAACATCACGTTCGAAGCGGACTCCGCACCGGTGGTCACCATCGCTCACTGGATCCATGCGTCGCGGCAGGTGCTGAGTGACATCCCGACCCTGCGTGGCTACATCGACGGTCGCCTGCGCTATGGGCTGAAGTTCAAGGAAGAAGCACAGCTGCTGAAGGGCTCCGGTGTCGGCTTGAACCTCAATGGTCTGGTTACCCAGGCGACCGACTACGCCAACCCGGGCGTGACGGTCCAGGCAGAGACCCGCCTCGATCGCTTGCGTCTGGCACTCCTGCAGGTCGAGCTGGCCGAAGCTTGGGCCGATGGAATCGTGCTGTCGCCCATCGATTGGGCAGCCATCGAGCTGAGCAAGACCGACGACAACGCCTACCTGTTCGCCAACCCGCGAGGCATTGCCACCCCGGCTCTGTGGGGCCGCAACGTGGTGCCGACGCAGGCAATGGATGCTGCCGAATTCCTGGTCGGTGCTTTCGGTGGCGGCATCGCTGCTGAGATCCACGATCGCGAGGACGTGCAGGTCATGGTCGCCACGCAGGACGACCGCGACTTCGTGAAGAACATGGTCAAGGTGTTGATGGAAGAGCGCCTGACGATGACCGTCTACCGTCCCGAGGCCTTCGTTACCGGTGATTTCACCGGCATCGGTGCACCGGCATCGGGCGGCTGATCGGACCATTTCAAAAATTGGGGCGGCAACTTCGCCGCCCCTCTAGGAGATAGACATGGGTGAAGTAAAAGCACTACGCGGTTTCGAATACGACGGCTCGCGAAAGCGGGGAGAAGTGTTCGATGTCGTCAACAAGAAGCACCTCGAGCGGCTCATCGACAAGAAGCTGGTGGTGGAACTGGGCGGCACGCCTCAGGCCGCCGAAAACAATGCGGCGATAGAGCTTGTTGCCGGAAACGCGGCCGACACCTTGGCCAAGGTGAAATCCACTAAGGACGCAGAATTGCTTCGACAGGCGCTGATTGTGGAGCAGGCCAAGGGCGATGGAGCTCGCAAGAAGGTCCTGGAATCGCTCCAGGCAGCCATTGCGGAAGTCGAAAAGGTCGAGGTCTAAGAAGTGCCGCTCGTCACGCTGGAAGAGGCCCGCGCGCACTGCCGGGCCGATACAGATGATTCGCTGCAGCTTTACCTTGATGCTGCCGTGGACGCAGCGCAGAAGTTCCTCAATCGTCGGGTCTTCGGTGACGCGAGCGATCTCTCTGCAGCGGTAGCTATCTTGCCTGCGCGTCTGTCCGAAGCGCAGGAGAAGCGTGACGAAGCAGTTGCCGCTGCATATCTGCTGGACGGAATTGCCCGCTGCGCGGTCAAAGCAGCAGCTGAGGATGAACTGCGGGCAGTGATGCAGGATGTTGATGCTACCTATCGAGGGATAGTGGTCACGGCAGCGATCAACAGCGCTGTGCTGCTTATTACCGGGCACCTGTATCGAAATCGCGAGGCTGTCGTGAGTGAGCCCGCCAGCCAGCTGCCGCTTGGCGCGCATGAACTGCTCTGGCCCTACCGTGTAGGCCTCGGCGTATGAGCCTCGCCGCCGGCAAGCTCCGCCACCGCATCCGCATCGAGCGGCAGGTCACCGAGCGAGACGCCGACGGCGTGCAGCTGACCACCTGGCAGCCTGTGCACGCCGGCACGCTGGCCGCCGCGATTGAGCCGCTTTCCGCGCGGGAGTTCATCGCGGCCGGCGCCGGCCAGGGCGAAGTCTCGGCGCGCATAACCATTCGGTGCCGCCCCGGCATTCTGGCGAGCATGCGTGCGGTGCATGTGCGCAACGGCGCCGACGCCGAGATCTACAACATCCAGGGTGCTCTCGCCGATCGCGAAAGCGGCCTGGAGTATCTGACGCTGCCGGTTTCGACCGGCACGAACGACGGGCAATAGCCATGAAGGTCGATATCAAGCTGGACGGCATCGGCGATGTCGTCGGCTTGCTGCAGTCGCTGCCTGCTGAAGTGGTGAGCAAGCGCGGCGGGCCGGTGAAGCTGGCCCTGGCCAAGGGCGCGCGGTTCCTGCGTGATCGGGCCAAGGAGAACCTGCAGCGCCAGATCACCGCCGACGGCGACGACAGCACCGGCACCACCGTGAAGGCGGTGATCGCCAGCCGCGGCAAAGCGCCGACCGGCACCAAGGGGGAACGTCAGCTGGTGCGCGTGCGCCGCGTGTCCTTTGTCAATGCCAAGGGTGCACGCACCAGCACGCGCCGTGCTGCGCAGCTCATGGAGTACGGCTCGGCGCTTCAGCCGGCCCGCCCATGGCTGCGGCCGGCCGTGCAGCGCCGCGGCTCGCAGGTGATCGACATCGTCACCGAGGATCTGCTGACGCGACTGGATCGGCTGACGAAGAAGCTGGCCAAGCAGAGCAGGGTGGTGCGCTGATGCTGCCCAAGGTCTATCGAACCATCCACACGCCTGCGGTCGCCGCCATCGTCGACGATCGCATCGGCCGCCACGGCGAGGTGCCGCAGGACGAGCAGCGGCCTTACATCGTCTGGCAGATCGTCACCGGCCTGCCGTACGACACGCTGAGCGAGGCGCCGAGAGGCGACGCCACCAGTGTCCAGATCGACTGTTACCACGCAACCGACTCAGGCATCGAGCAACTGGCCCTGGCCGTGCGCGATGCGCTGGACGACCTGCTGATCGCCAATCGCGTGGTCATCAATAACCGGGACTCGGAAACGAGGCTCTACCGCATCGGCCTTGAGGCCGATTTCATCGACCAGCGCTGACGCCTGGTCGCTTCTACACAGCCGCCCTCGCGCGGCGCACATGAGGATTCAGCCATGACCGAGGGCGTCGTCAAGACCCAGGGCACGCACCTGTTTTTCGTCGATCCGGACGCCGCTGGCGGCCCGGCCATCACCAAGTTCGCATGTCCCACCGGTGCGTCGGGTCTGGGCGGCGCTGCCGACCAGATCGAGGACACCTGCCTCGATGCGACCACGGACCGCACCTACCAGCGCGGACTGGGCAACCCTGGCCAGGTGTCGATGCCGTTCAACTACATCCCGAGCAACGCATCGCACGACGCACTGTTCGCCCTGAAGGACAGCGGCAAGGTGGTCGATTGGTACATCGGCCTGAGTGACGGCACCGCCGCGCCCACGCTGAGCGTCGACGACGCGCTGGTGCCGCCGCTGGCCACCGCGCGCTCTGGCTTCCAGTTCAAGGGCTACGTGGCGGACGTGAACATCGACATCGCCACCAACGAGATCGTGCGCGGCACCGTCACGGTCCAGCGCAGTGGCGGCGTTACGCGCTATGGCAAGCCGCTGGCGGCCTGATCCAGCTCCTGCAGGGCCGGCCGTTGGCCGGTCCGTCCTTCATTGAACGGAACCCGTGATGACCAATCCCATTCCCGCCGCGCCGCCACTGTTCGATCCATCCCTATTCGTTTCGCCCGATGTGCACACCCGGCAGGTGCGGCTCCCTGACGGCAAGGAGCACCCGTTCTACATCCGCGAGCAACAGGCGGGTGTCGTGCGTGCCTTCGCCGTTGGCCAGTCCAGCGACGATCCGGAAAAGCAGGCCGAATCCATGGCCCGCCTGATCGCAAAGGCGATCTGCACGCAGGACGGCAAGCCCGCTTTGACGCTGGAACAGGCGCGGAACCTGAAAATCAGCGTGCAGTACTTGCTCGCCGCCGCAATCAGCGGGGTGCACAGTTACCAGGGAAACGTCAGCTCGCCGAGCGAGGCACCGGAGAGTGGTTCCGATACACGCTCGCCCTAGCGCTGGGAAAGACGCTCACCGAGATTGACGCGATGCCGGAGACCGAGATGGCCGGCTGGCGCACGTACTACACGTTGTACCCATTCGACGATCTGCACCGGCACCACCGCCCGGCCGCGATCATCGCCGCCTCGATGGGCGGCAAGTTCGAGCAGGTGCTTTCTGCCCTGGCTCCCACACCCACCGACCCCGAGCTGAGCGACGCCGACCGCGACATGATGCGCGCGCTCGGCTTCGACCGCTGATAGGAAAGCAGATGGCCACAGCCGGAAGTATCGTCGTTGATCTGCTCATGCGGACCGGCTCGTTCGAGACCGACACAGATCGGGCGAGCAAGCAGGTGCGCAAGTTCGGCAAGGACTCCCAGGACGCCGCCGCCAACGTAGGAGCCGCTTTCGGGAGGATGGGCGGCGCCGTGGTCGGCGGCCTGGCCGTTGCTGGCACTGCGATCCTCAACTGGACGAGGCAGCTGGCCACCGCTTCCGGGGAGATCGAGCGCTTCGCACGCCTGTCCGGCACCAGCGAGCAGACGTTCCAACGGCTGGCCGCCGGCGCGTCCACGGTCGGCATCCAGCAGGACAAGCTGTCCGACATCTTCAAGGATACGCAGGACAAGGTCGGCGACTTCCTACAGAACGGCGGCGGCGAGCTGCAGGACTTCTTCACCAACATCGCACCAAAGGTCGGGCTGACGGCCAAGGAGTTCCGCAATCTCAGTGGTCCGGAAGCGCTGGGCAAATACTACAGCGCCCTCGAAAAGGCAGGCGTGTCGCAGGGCGACATGGTGTTCTATCTCGAGGCGATCGCAAACGACGCGTCGCTGCTCGCGCCGCTGCTGGCACGGAATGGCGAAGGCTTCCGCAAATGGGGCGACGAGGCTGAGCGGCTCGGCGTTGTGCTGGACGCGCAGACCACCAAGGCGCTGAAGGAGCTGCGCGTCCAGACCGCCGAGATGGATCTGGCATTCCAGGGCCTGAAGACCCAGGTGGGCGCCGAGCTGTTGCCGCAGGTGAAGGAACTGACCGCCTTCATGGGTTCGGACAGCACCAAATCTGCGTTCGTGTCGATTACGCAGTTCGTCGGCGGCCTCACCGCCGAGCTGGCAAACGGCGTCGTCATGCTGGTGAATTACATTGCCCGGGTAAAGGAGCTGCGCGACCTCGACACAGGTAACTCGGTAGGCGATGCCACTACAGACGCACTGAACGCTCAGATGGCCAGGGTGCAGGAGCGAATCGAGGGCGCACGCAGCCGGACCTCCGGCAGCTTCGGCCTGCCGCTGACGGACGCGCAGGAGGTAAAGCGCCAGCAGCAAATCAACGATCTGGTTGCCGAGCGCATGCGGCTACAGCGCGAGATCACCAAGCGTAATCGGCCCGAGGTCAAGCTGCTGGAGAACGGCGCGCTTCCGGACGATGCCGCGCTGGTGCGCCCAGCGAAGACGGCGAGCTTCGAGTACACCGACAAGGATGCGGGCAAGGCCGCCGCCGAGCTGCAGAAGACGTATGCCGCCATGTCCGCCGAGCTGGCCAAGCAGCTGGAGCTCACCGGGCAAAACACTGAATACGCAAAGGTCCTTTACGAGATCCAGAGCGGATCGCTCAAGGGCATCACCGGCGCGCAGGCGGAGAGCCTGCTGCAGCTCGCCCAGATCAAGGACGTCAACGAGGACATCGCCGCAATCTACGGCGCCACCGACGACAAGGTGGCTAGCTATCTGTCCAACTTGGAGCGCGAGCTTGAGCTGCACGGCCAGATCGGCGAAGCCGCCAAGGTGGCCTACGACATCCGGAGTGGTGCCTTCGGTGCGCTGAGCGAGGAGCAGGCCCGCCTGCTGGAGAGCTATGCCCAGACCAAGGACGCCATGGACGACTACGCTGCGATCTATGGCGAGGGCTATGAATCGATGATCGCCAAGACCAAGGAAGGCAGCGACATGATGAAGGAATTCGGCTTGGAGGCTGCGCGGAGCATGCAGGGCGCCTTCGCCGACTTCCTGTTCGATCCGTTTGATGAAGGGCTGGGCGGCATGGCGAAGGGGTTCGCCAAGACCATCCAGCGCATGATGGCCGACCTGGCCGCCTCTCAGCTGCTGAAGGCGCTTGGCACGATGGCTGCCAGCTCCGGCAACAGCTGGGTGGCTGCGATTGGTGGCGCCATCGCTGGCGGCCGCGCCGGCGGCGGCCCTGTCGCTGCTGGCTCGATCTACGAGGTGGGGGAGGGCGGGCGACCCGAGATGTACGAAGCCGGCGGCAGGACCTACATGATCCCGGGCAACCAGGGCGGCCGCGTGGTGCCTATCACTGCTGGCCGCCCGGTGGCAGACGCCTCCGTGGGCATGGGCAGCGGGCTGACGCTCAACGCGAACTATGTGATCAACAGCGACGGCAGCGCCAGCGGGGAAACGCAAGGCGACCAGAACGACATGCTGCGCGCGCTCAACCAGATGATTCAGCCGATGGTGGTGCGCGTGCTGCAGCAGCAGATGCGCCCCGGTGGGCTGTTCGCACCAGGTGGCGCCCGTGGCTGAGGTCTTTGCCTGGCCGGTGCGGACCGAAGCCAGCGGCAACATCACGCTCGCGGTGCGCGCCGCGCAATTTGGGGACGGCTACCGGCAGACCTCGGCGGACGGCATCAACCCGAAGCGGCAGAGCTGGAACATCTCGCGCGTCGGCAAGAAGGAATTGATCATGCAGATCATCGCGTTCCTCGATGCGCATGCCGGCCGCTCATTCCTGTGGACGCCGCCGCTGTCTCCGCAGGGCTACTACCAGTGCACCGCATATAACCCGGTCGCTCACGGCGCGGGCAACTACACGCTGTCCGCCACCTTCGAACAACACTTTCAGCCATAAGGGCTAAACATGGCACGTCAAGTCATCGACACGACCACCAACAACGGGTCGTACATCGGCGATCCCGCACCCGTCGCATTCAACAAAGTTAACGCAAACTTCGTTGAGCTATATACCGGCAAGGCTGATGTTTCGCTTGGCTTTGGATCCGCAACATTGGGGACAATGCCGAATATAGATAATGCTTCGTTGAGCCGGTTCTGGAGCTTTCGCAGCCAGACAACTACGGGCAACTTTCCGGCAAATCAGGGCTTTGGAACACTTATTCAGCTCGGCTACCAAGATGGAGCCCAGTACACCCAGCTTGCTACCAGCGTGACGAACAACGAGATGGCGTTCCGCTACTACAACGGCAGTTGGCAGCCGTGGAATCGCCTCTGGCACACCGGCAATACGACGGTCGATTCGAACAACTTCATCAAGCGGGCCAACTGATGCCAACGATCGAGAATGCAGCTTTCAACATCCTGCCGGACGGGTCCGTCGTGCTGGAGGGTGATCACTCGCCCGGCACGAGTGGCGCGGCCTGGCCGCTGCTTGGCATCCACGCTGCACGCCTGCAGGTGGGCGAATACCTGATCAGCGGTCCCGGCATAGCCTGGCCGGCCGGTTGGCGGGTCACGATCTTCCGCGACGAGAATGACCAGAACACCGTCTGGGTGAAGCTGGGCACTTCCGCGGCCGGCCTGACGGTTTCGGTTCGCGACATCGAGGATCGGACCATGCCGGTCGACATCGTTTACATGATGACCCTGCGTGTGTCGGTGCTGGTGGACGTGGTGCCGCTCCCAGCACCGGCGCAGGTTGAGAGCGCTGATCTAGACGAGCTCGTGCAGGACCCGCCGCAATGACTCTGCTCGCCGACATCCAGACCCTGGAGCCGGGCAACCGCGTGACGGTGTTCGAGCTCGATGCGACTTCGATTGGTGCCGACTCGCTGCTGTTTCACGCCCATCTGCAGAGCACCCCGATCGTGTGGCAGGGGCAGGTTTACGATCCCTGGCCGGTGGAGGCCACCGGGTTCGAGCGCACGAGCGACCAGCCACCGAACCCGCGCCTGCGCGTCGGTAACATCGATGGCACCATCACCGCGCTGTGCCTGCTGTTCGACGACATGGTGGGCGCGCGCGTAATCCGCCGGCAGACCCTGACCAAGTATCTGGACCCGGTGAACTTCGCCGGTGGGAATGCCACCGGCGACCCGGACGAGCATTTCCCGGATGAGATCTGGTTCATTGAGCGCAAGGTCAGCGAAGACGACACACAGGTCGAGTTCGAGTTGGCCACCGCTGCCGACCTCAACGGCGAGCAACTGCCTGGGCGTCAGATCATCGCTGACACGTGCAGCTGGATCATCCGCGGCGGCTACCGCGGTCCGTATTGCGGATACAACGGCCCCCCTGTGGCCGACATCAACGACAACCCTGTAAGCGATCCGGCGCTGGACATCTGCGGTGGCAAGGTCCGCTCGTGCAAGTTGCGCTTTGGCGCGAACAACCCGCTTCCCTACGGCGGTTTCCCCGCTGCCGGCCTGCTGCGCACCTAGCGCGCGGCCGCCATCCATCACACCAAGGCCCGCCATGTGCGGGCTTTTTCTATGGGCGATCACATGGAACACGCAACCCTCCTGGCCATCCAGGCGCATGCCGCCGCTGAGTACCCGCGCGAGTGCTGCGGGCTGATTGTGCACGCGCCCACCGGTGAGCAGTACCGGCCGTGCCGCAACGCGGCGACCACGCCCAGCGAGCACTTCATCTTGCCGGCCGAGGACTACGCCGCGGCGGAGGATGTCGGTCAGATCGTGGCGCTGGTGCACAGCCATCCCAACGCATCAGCGCATGCTTCGGATGCAGACAAGGCGATGTGCGAAGCCAGCAGGCTGACCTGGCACATCATCAGTGTCGGGCAGATCGACGGCGTGCCGGAGTGCGGCGAGGTGCAGACCATCCAGCCTAGCGGCTACGTCGCGCCGCTGGTGGGCCGCCAGTTCGCCCACGGCGTGCTCGACTGCTACACGCTTGTGCGCGACTTCTATGCGCGCGAGCTCGGCATCCAGTTGTCGCACTACGATCGGGCCGACGATTGGTGGAACAACGGCGGCGATCTCTACGCGCTGGAGCGGCTGCAGGCCGAGGGATTCTCCGAGATACAGGACGATCCACAGCGCGGCGACATGATCGTGATGCAGATCCGTGCGCCGGTGCCGAACCATGCAGGCGTGTACCTCGGCGAGGGGCAGATGCTGCACCACCTCGCCGACCGGCTGTCTGCACGCGTGCCGTACGGCGGTTACTGGGCTGACCGAACGGTGCGTGTCGTGCGGCACAAGCTCGCCGCCGGCGGTGCCGTATGAGCATGCACGCAGTGCCCAAGGTGCGTTTGGTGCGCCTGTACGGCGTCCTGCGCGCCAAGTTCGGCAAGGAGTTCCGGCTCGCGGTGGCATCGCCGGCTGAGGCGATCCGCGCGCTGTCGGTGCAGCTGCCCGGCTTTCAGGCATTCCTCATGGGAGCCAAGGACCGCGGCCTGACGTTCGCCGTCTTCAACGGCCGCCGCAACCTTGCCGAGGATCAGCTGCACGATCCGCCCGGCGACGATGCCATCCGCATCGCGCCGGTGCTGCAGGGCTCTAAGCGCGGTGGCGTGCTGCAAACGATTATCGGGGCGGTGCTGATCGTTGCGGGCGCTCTGCTGATGTGGACGCCTTTCGGCGTCCCCCTGGTCAGCGCTGGTGTTTCGATGGTCATTGGTGGCGTCGTGCAGATGCTGTCGCCAACACAGAAGGGCTTGGGCACGCAGGACAGCCCCGACAACCGGCCGAGCTATGCCTTCAACGGGCCTGTGAACACGCAGGCGCAGGGCAACCCGGTTCCGGTCGCATACGGCGACACGTGGACCGGTTCGGCTGTCATCAGTGGCGGCATCTTCGCCGAGGATCAGCAGTGAGCGGCGACGCCCAGGAGCGCGCGCCAGTGCTGCAGGGAGCCAAGAAGGGGGCCAGCTCTGCACGCACGCCGGTGGAGACTCCGGACAGCCTGCAATCGATCGCCTTCGCCAAGATCATTGACCTCATCAGCGAGGGTGAAATTTCAGGGCTCAAGGATGGCCTGCGCTCGGTCTACCTGGATGGGACCCCGCTGCAGGGCGAAGACGGTGGATTCAATTTCCAGAACGTCCGATTTGAGACACGCGCCGGCACGCAGGACCAGGAGCACCTGGCCGGCTTCCCAAGCGTGGAGAACGAGAACTCTGTAAACGTCCAGCTTCGCAGCGACCAGCCGGTCGTACGGAGCTTCACCAATCCAGACCTGTCGGCAATCCGCGTGCGCATCGCGGTGCAGGCGCTGCAGAAGACCAACACCACGAACGGCGACATCCAGGGCCATAGCGTCAGCTACGCGATCGACGTGGCCACTGACGGCGGCGCCTTCAACACGGTGATCTCCAACGCGTTCACCGGCAAGACCACAACGCTCTACGAGCGGAGCTACCGCGTCGACCTGCCCGAGGGCAGCCAGTGGCAGATTCGCGTTCGCCGTCTCACGCCCAACGCCAACAGCGCGACCATTGCAGATACCACGCTGGTGCAGTCGATGACCGAGATCATCGACGCCAAGCTGCGCTATCCGAACTGCGCACTCGCTGCGCTGGAAGTGGACGCCAGCCAGTTCCAGGCGATTCCAACGCGTGCCTACCGCGTGCTGGGCCGCATCGTGTCTGTGCCGAGCAATTACAACCCGCAGGCGCGGACGTATGCCGGCATCTGGGACGGCACCATGAAGCCGGCCTGGACCGACAACCCAGCGTGGGTGTTCTACGACCTGGTCACAAACGACCGGTTCGGGCTCGGTCACCGCATTCCTGCCGCCTGGGTCGATCGTTGGCGCCTGTACCAGATCGCGCAGTACTGCGACCAGATGGTGAGCGACGGCCAGGGTGGCCAGGAACCGCGGTTCACCTGCAACGTGTACCTGCAAACCAGGCAGGCCGCCTACAAGATGTTGCAGGACATGGCGGCGGTGTTCCGTGGCATCACCTATTACGCCGCTGGGCAGGTGCTGGCCTCGGCTGACATGCCGCAAGACCCGGTCTACACGTTCAACCAGACCAACGTCATCGATGGCCGATTCGTGTATTCCGGCTCTGCGCGGAAGGTGCGTCACACGGTCGCCCTCGTGTCCTGGAACGACCCGGACGACTTCGGCCGGGCCAAGGTCGAAACGGTCGAGTATCGCCCCGGCATCGCCCGCTACGGCATCCAGCAGGTCGAAGTCGCGGCCATGGGGTGCACGTCGCGTGCGCAAGCGCATCGCATCGGGCTGCACATCCTGTACACCGAGAATCTGGAGACCGAGACCGTCACGTTCGGCGTAGGTCTCGAGGGCGTGGTTCCGCAACCGGGCGACATCATCGAAGTGGCCGACCCGAAGCGTGCCGGCCGCCGCAATGGCGGCCGTATCAAGGGTGCCAGTCTTCAATCCGTGGACCTCGATGTGGTGCCGCCCGGCCTCAACGCTGGCGACACTATTCGCGTGCTGGGCAGCAATGGGCGGAGCCAGGCCCGCACGATCAGCGGCATAGCTGGCAACACTGTTTCCGTAGCGGTGCCATGGACGACTGTGCCGGTGGCCACCTCGGTGTGGGCAGTCTCCACCGCTGAGCTGGCGCTGCAGACATTCCGGGTGCTCGCCGTCACGGAAGGCGACGGTGCCGAGAACGCGATCACCTACCAGATCACTGGCCTTGAACATGTGCCGCAGAAGTTCGCCGCGATCGATGACGGCGCGCGCATCGAGCTTCCGCCGATCAGCATCATCCCGCCCAGCGTGCAGCCGCCGCCCACCAACGTGCGGCTGTCTTCCAATAGCTTCGTGGAGCAGGGCATCGCCCAGCATGTGCTCACCATCGCATGGGATGCGGCGGACAAGGCGATCGCGTATGACGTCGAGTGGCGACGCGACGATATGGCATGGGTGAAGGCCGGCCGCGCCACAACCACCAATCTGGAGGTGCGCGGCGTTTATGCCGGGCAGTACCTGGCGCGGGTGCGCGCGGTGAATGCACTTAATGCCGTCTCCATGCCGGCCATGTCCGCGTTGACGAGCATTACCGGCAAGACCGAGCCGCCTCCGTCTCTGGCCAGCCTGACCACCGCCGGCATCATTTTCGGTATCGAACTGTCCTGGGCGTTCCCTCAGGGCGCGACGGACACGCAGCGCACGGAAATTTGGTATAGCCCCGCAAACAATCTGGCGGGCGCGACGAAGCTGGGTGACTTCGCCTATCCGCAGGCCAAGCATTCCATGCTGGGACTCGCCGCCGGCACGCGCTTCTTCTTCTGGGGCAGGCTGGTCGATAGAAGCGGCAACGTTGGCCCGTGGTACCCGCTGGCCAATGGCGTTGCTGGCGAAAGCAGCTCTGACGCTACCGCGATCCTCAAGTACCTGGCCGGCAAGATCAGCGAGACAGAGCTCTCGCGCAATCTGCTTACGAAGATCGAGAGCATCGACAGTTTGCAACCGCTGTTGCCAATTCTCTGGAACGGCACCGCGGTTTATGCCAAGGGCAGAACCGTCGTCTACAACGGACGCGTGTATGCATGGACTCCCGACCAGGCTGGCAACGAAACCCCACCGGGCACGAAATGGCAGGACGTTGGCGCAGCAACAGCAGGTTACGGAGCTCTGGTTACGCAAGTAGGGCAGAACACCCAGAACATTACGTTGGTCGACGGGCGCGTCACTGCACAGGGCACAAAGGTAGACGGTATCTTTGCCCAGTTGGATGTGAAGGGGGCTGGGGACACAGATTGGGGCGCCGGCGACACGACCGTATTTGCGGGGACAGTCACGGTGCAAAGCGTATTAGCCAACGCCGATTTGGCTACGGCGCAGCGCCTTGATACTACGCAAGCCGCGCTCGCTCAGAATACGGCAGCAGTCCAATTCGAAACCCTGGCCCGAACAACAGCTGACGCGGCATTTGCACAGCAGATTACAACAGTCCAAGCCACAGCAAACGGTGCACAGAGCTCCGCTTCTCAGGCGCTGACAGCTACAGCAGGCATCAATGGGAAGCTGACCAGCTTCTATACCCTGCGCGCGCAGGTTACCGCTGACGGGAAGATATACGCAGCGGGCATGGGCCTGGGTGTCGAACAGCAGCCTGACGGCAGCTATCAGAGTCAGATCCTGCTCCAGGCTGACCGACTGGCTGTCATCAACGTCGTCAACAACCAAGTGGTCTCGCCGTTCGTCATCCAGGGCGGGCAGACATTCATCAACCAGGCACTGATTGGAAATGCGTGGATCACCAACGCCATGATCGGCGACACCATTCAGTCGAATGCGGTTGGTGCCAATGGGAGGCCGCGTTGGAAGCTGGACAAAAACGGCACGCTTGAAATGAACGGCGTCAATAACGGCGGGTTCCTAACGCTCAACGAGCAGGCACTGCGGTTTTGGAATGCTGCCGGCACCGTTGCTTTGTTCGAAGCAGGGGAGTTGCTCTGATATGGCTTACGGGATCCGCCAAAGAGACCCTACCGGCACGCTTCTGATCGACATCTCCACACGCATGCCAAGTAAGTTCGGTGCGGTCACCATCGCTGCAGGATCGAGCGGGTCAGTCGCTGTGCCGGCGCTGGGAACCAACGAGATCTACTATTGGTTCTCCGCCAGCAGCAGCGCGGAACTCGCTCAGACGCCGCTCTTCGCAGCCGACGAGCAGGCCGGCGCGATCAGCTGGAGCTACGGCGCCGGCAGCAACATGGGCACGCAGGTTGGTGGCGTGCTCACCTACGGGAGGTACTGATGGCGCTCGGCGTCAGAATGCGGCCCGAGGGCGGCAATATCATCCAGATCGATGACCGGTACGAGAACCTGGCGCTCAAGCAGAAGGGCACTGTCACCACGGCGGGTCTCAATTCCGCCACCCCAAACAGCGGGATCGGCTTCGCGACGGTCACCGTAGGCGGGGGCAATACGCCGCTAATTGCAGTGGCCTGCTCATCGTTCGTTGGTTTGCGGCGGCGCGCCCAGAGCGGCAGCACCTTCACCTTCGACCTAGTTTGCGAATCTGCCAACATCCCAATCGACTACTACGTGTTCGACACGACGGACGTGGCGCAGATGGCTTTCGTCATGAGCAAGGGCGTGCGTTTCCGCAATCCGGCGACGGGCAAGGTGGCGTTCGACAGCCGTTTCAAATACATGCGGGTGATCGGGCGCATGCGCACTACCGCCGGCACCAGTCAGGTTGACTTCCCGACGCAGGCCGACGGAGTCGCCATCGCCCTTGGTCACACCGGGGCATCGTTCACTATCGTAAGCGGGATGATCGGTGGAGGCGGTGGCGGTCCGGGCGGTGGCTGGGTGATGGACAGGCTCGGGTACGTCGCAGGCGTCCGCTATCGGCCAGGGGTCGCGTCTGCGCTGGGCATCAACACGTTCTACTCGCATGAACAGGGCACGGGGACTCAACCGCCCGCACCCTCCGGGAGCTACGGCACGCAGCAGGTCGACTGCCTGCTGCTCAACGTCCGCAACTACTGACCTGGCGCAACCCGCCGCACGCCGGCCCGGTCCTGGAACTTGATGCTCCATGGCGTGATCAGGTAGCCGGGGCGGCGCGCGTAGATGGCCGGGATGTGGTCTTCGCGCGCATCCTTGGCGATGCCGTTGACCAAGACGGACGGCGCAGCCGTCTTCGGGACCTCGCACCAATCCTGCCGCCCATCGGTCTTGAGCGTCAGGCTGTACGGCCCCGCGCCCAGGATCTCGCCGCACACGACGGTCCGGGTGCTCACCGAGGCTGCGCGGGCGCGCGGCGCGATACGGGTGACAAACGCATCCAGGCTTTCGCCGGCGGCCGATATCTCCTGATGCAGTTCGGTGGTCTGGCCGAACTTCACCGGCGACGGGTCAGCGGCGAAGGCGGGCAGGGTGGCGCCGAGAAGCGCCAAAGCGGCGGTGGCGAGGAATGGGTGCATCACTTTCTCCGGATCAGCTGCGCCGGTTGTCGCCGGCGGCCCGAGGTCATCTCGGCACACGCCCACGATGCTCGGCGAGCGCTTCGGAAAAAACGTTCATTTGCACGTCTGGCGCACAGCTGCACGGTGAGGGAAATTCCGACCCCCTCGTGCGGCGACGCCCGATATGTGAAATCCCATATCGGTGCGAATCTATCTTTGCCGGACGCGGGGCCACAGGCCGCTCACCCGCGTGGCGCCTGAGCAGCGCCGACCCGGCGACTTGCCGCTTTTCTGCTACCGTTCCCCAATCCATACGCTGCAGGGGTGATTCGTGATCGACATTTCAGGGCTCGATGTCCGCCACTGTGTGACGGGTATTTCATTGCCATCCGACTGCCAAATCAAGATCGTTGGATCAAGGGTGGTCGATTGTGAGACCGGGGTAATGATCCGAGATTCGTCGGAATTTCTCGAAAAAATTGGTTTGAAATCGGATACGCCGCCGGAAGAGCTGCTGGAGGTCTTGCGGGGTATGGCATCTGGGCATCCTCCTGCAAGTTCTGTGAAAAAGAAGATCGCGGGCTGGCTGACGAGCGCCGCTGATCTGACTACGGTTCTGGGAGGTCTGGCGCAGCTGGCGCAGCGTATTGAACTGCCCGCGATAGCTCGAGTTTTAGGACTATAAGCGGGTCTCATTGTCTGAGACAGCAAAAGCGATACTGCCCTTATGGACAGAATCGAACTCCGAACCCACCTCGAACACTTGGATGCGGCGATACAGCCGCTGCTGAAGAGCAGCCCCGACCGGTGCCACTTCTGGCAGGCGTTCGCCGGCATGGCGGACGTCATCGAGGACGGCGCCATCACGGGCGACGATGCCCAATTCGTCTCCCGGCGGCTCGATGAGATCCTGGCCTGGCATGGTCTGGATAACGGCGACCGCGACTGTTGAGGGACCGCCATGTGCTATTCCGCTGAGATCCAGGCCGACTACCGGAAGCTGGTGCGCAACTTCGGGGCGATCATGTCGATCGAGGAGTTCTCGAAGCTGTGGCTGAGGCAGGGAGAGGGGGAGAAGCGGCCCAGGACCCCGAAGGCGATGGATGATGCATTTCGCGCAGGCGGGGAGGGCGGCTTAGCCGCGATCGCCGCAGAGCTGGCCGTGTGGGACGCTGAGGACATGCAGGCTCTGGAGCAGGAGCTGTTCAAGCAGGCCCGGCGCTTGGCAGACGCCGAGCGGGTGCTGGCCAGCGGCAAGCCGACCAAGAAGGCGGCGACGGACCAGCGCATCGCCACCACCAAGATCGAGCAGATCAAGGGCCGCATCGCTGACCTGCAGCGGACCGAGCCCAAGGCGCGGGATTACCGCATCTTCCCTGGCTACTACGCGCCGGTGATCGTCTCCGAGGGCGGCCAGCGCGTCATCAAGCCGATGCGCTACCAGTGCCGGCCCGCTGGCAAGCCCCCGATCTACGACACAAAGTATCCCGGCACTTACAACGCCCGCCGGGACAACCTGCAGGGGTTCTGGCGCGAGCAGTTCGGCTATACGCACGGGCTGGTGGTCGTCGGCCGCTTCTACGAGAACGTCGAGGGGCCGGACGGCAAGAACTGTGTGGTGCAGTTCCAGCCCAGCGACCGCGAGCCAATGCTGGTGGCCTGCCTGTGGTCCCACTGGACAGATCCCGCCGGCGAGCAGCCGGACCTGCTGAGCTTCGCGGCCATCACCGATGAGCCTGAGCCCGAGGTGGCAGCGGTTGGGCACGACCGGACAATCATCAACATCAAGCCGGAGCACGTCGACGCCTGGCTCAACCCGGATCCGGGCAACCTTCAGGCGCTGCAGGCGATCTTCGACGACAAGCGGCACCCGTTCTACGAGCATCGGCTGGCAGCATGAGCCGCGACGGTTCGGAGGTTCCGCCATCGTCAGATCCGACCATGACCTGGGTGAGGTACGAGGACTGGCTGCAGCTGAAGTACCGCGGATCACCGCTGATCACTATCTGCCCCGGTGAAGGGGGTGGAGTTGTCATCAGAACTCGCTCTTACAGCGAGGGACCGACGGCGTCGCGGGTTATGGCAACAGAGGCGGGAGCGCTCCGATATGCAGACGCTTGGCTGTCCAAGTGGCGCGGGCAAGCAAAAGCTGAGATCGACAACAAGCTTGCATCGGCGCAGGTGCAGATGGCGGCCGCGGAGGCCTCCCGCGCCGATTACCCTGATTCAGACCCTGCGACCTTTACCAAGCGCCGCCGCCGCTGACGCTCGGAGTTTGTGCAGGCTGACGCGTTCGCCGGAAGGGTAGTGGGTGATAGATGCTTCCTGGCCATCGCGCTTGGTCGTCCGGGTTGATCCGCGGGGCTTTGCGCACTCCGGGAAAGCCGGTCCGCGCCGCGATCCAACGCTCAGCAAAGCGCATGCCTTGGTGAAGACTTCCTGGGTGTGCTGCCTTGATGGTGCAACCCCGCCAGCACAGCCACACCTGCCCCGGAGTCACGTGGGCCACGGACCCGTAGTTGAAGTGCATCAGCGCCTCGTCGGCCGACACATGGACCCAGCGGCAGGCAGGAGGAAGGGGGGGCGGCATGGGGCTATGGTGGCCGGCCGCTGGCGCACATCCTGCGACGCTACGAATGAGCAGATACCGCGCTCCGCAATCGCGGCGGATGGGCATGCAAATACGGGAATCGAGCGTTAGTATTCATGCTAAATGCGGAGCGCGGATAGGCGTTAAACCCTTGCGGCACTAGGTGGCATCCGAAGACTTTTAATCTTTCGGTGAAGCCGAACTGCCGTCGCTCCCCGGCAGCAGGTAGTCGGCCCAGGCCTGCATCAGCAGCCGCCTCTTGTCGATCAGCGCGCCACGCCGGTAAGCGGCCTCGGCCTTGTTGCGAATCGCGTGCGCCAGCGCCATCTCTACCACCTCCCCCGGGGTGTCCTGCGTCTCGGCCGCCCAGTCGCGGAAGCACGAGCGGAAGCCGTGCACGGTGTAGGGTAGGCCGAAGCCCTTCGGCGCCGGCTTCTGCACCAGGTACAGCATGGTGTTTTCGGACATCGCGAAGGGCGGTAGCTTGCGATCCAGGCCGCGCAGGATAGCCAGCGCGGCCGTCGACAGCGGCACGAAGTGATCCCGGCCGCCCTTCATGCGTCCTGCCGGGATGGACCAAATGCCGGCGGCGAGGTCGAATTCGTCCCAGCTCGATCCGGTGACCTCCTCGGTGCGGGCCGCCGTCAGCATCGTGAACTGGAGCGCGCGGCGGCTACGCGCGTCGCGCTCGCGCAGCCGGGCCATGAAGGCTGGCGCATCACCGTAGGGCATGGCCGCGTGGTGCTGGGGCTTACGCACCTTGCTCGGCCTGGGCAGCAGGTTGTCGAGGTGTCCGCGCCAGCGCGCCGGGTTGTCGCCCTGGCGGTGGCCATGCACCTTCGCCCAGTCGAGCACCCGCTCGATGCGTGCGCGCAGGCGCGACGCCGTCTCGGTCTTGGTGGTCCAGATCTGCCGCAGGCAAGCCATCACGTGTGCCGTGTCGATATCCGCCACGGGCATGTCCCGCGCTGGCCCGTGGTCTCGCAGCGACTGCGTCCACTGCTCAGCCTGGGCGTCGTTTTTCCACCCGGCCTTCTGGCTTTCGATCAGCGCATCGGCGCACTCGCCGAACGTCAGGCCGACGGATCTGGCCTGTACGCGGGCGGTGATCGGGTCACGGCCTTCCAGCAGCAAGCGGCGATGCTCGACGACTGCACGCCGGGCCTCTTGCAGGCTGACCAGGGCGGTGGACCCCAGCCCCATCTCCCGCCGGCGGCCGCGCAGTTGGAATCTGAAGACCCAGGACTTGGCGCAGGTCGGACCGATGAGTAGATAGAGACCGCCGCCGTCAGCGTGGTAGCCTTGCGCTGTGACGGTTTGAGCCGCCCTGGCGCTCAATCGATTGGTGGGCCTAGCCAT